GAAATACCAATCGGCCCAACAGGTACAGTTGCACGAAAACTGTATAGAACTACAAATGGTGGCATAACATTTCAGTTCTTAGATCAAGTAAACAACAACACAGACGACATCTATGTAGATTACAGAGAAGACAGTCAACTAGGTGCAACAGCACCAAATGATAGTGACAGTATTATCTTTCCTGCACCCGGTGGTCGTTTTACAGCAACATTCAAGAACTGTTTATTTATCGATGGAGGTATTGCTGATGGAAGTAGATTATATTATTCGCAACCAAATCAACCAGATACTTTCAAAGATACAAACTTTTTTGAGGTGGGTACTCGAGAAGGTGGTGACATAACAGGAATGGAAGTGTACTACAACTCACTTCTCATCTTCAGAGAACAAGCAATCGACCTTGTACGAGGTGACGCTCTGAACGGCTTTGAACTCGTCCCCTTTATAACCGGCATCGGCACTAAATCACACCACTGTATCATCAACGTGCCAACTGTGGGGATTATGTTTTTAGGACAAGACGGTATCTATGCAATCAGTGGTGGTTTGGATGGTGGATCAAACCTAAACATACAAAAACTTAGTGATCCAATACAGCAATATGTTGAAAGAATATCGTTAGATGGTTTACCACACGCTGTTGGATTGTACACATCACAGTGGAGAGAAGTGCACTTTTATGTGCCTCTTGACGATGGTAATCAACTTACACACGGTTTGATATATCACATTGATAGCAACTCTTTCTCTATCAGAAACAACAAAGATTTTGGTATCAACTGTATCACAACAGATCGTGATGCAAACTGTATATTTGGTAGATACAGAGATCCAGAAGACACCAACGCTATTATGCGTGGTATTTTTGTTTTGAGTAGAAACAGAAGATACGGTACAATACAACTAGGTAGTGGAGAAGGTGCAACATTTCCAGATCAACCTGCTAGTGCATCAAAGATCAGAACTCAGTGGTTAGATTTTGGACAACCTTTCATAAAGAAGCAGATCAAGTATCTTTACCTTTATTGCCTTACATCTGGACAACAATCACCTCAGGTGAAAGCATACAAAGACAGAGATTGGAATGAAGGTTTCGAAACAAATACAGCAGTAATGCAAAGAGCAGATCATAACTTCCAACCAGTATATGAACCGGTTGAAGAAGGTCAAGAAGATGCATTAGCAGTATGGGGAACAGCCAAGTGGCAAGATAAACTTTTGACAGAAATAAGATATCCTGTAGATGTAAAGGCAGCATCATCAATAGCATTTGAAATAGAAGCAATCGATGCAATGTATGTTATGGGATATGCAGTAGAGTACACTGTCAAAGGTACAGAAACAATAAAAGGGAGAGCACCATAATGGCATATAGATGGCGATACAATAGCATTACAGGATCTATGTTGGTCAATGCAAGAGAATATGACAAGAACTACAGTCAATACACATCAATCATCAATGGTGGTTTGGATCGTGATAACTTACCCGTAAACAGTATTACATTCGACGACTTTGAAGATAAGTCAGTTGGACGTTTTGTTTTGCAAGGTAATATCAATGCAAAAGACGACTATGGTACATCAGCAGATGGAAACTACACAGGTGGTACAGTAAATCCAAGAGGCAACAGTATTCGAGGTTTACGATATGAAGAAGAACCGATCGAAGGTGGTGGTTTCTGGTTTCAAATAGGCGAGACATCAACATTAGAATGTGATGAAGGTATGGCAATCATTCGCTTCCACATCAACAGTTATGTGCCAAAGTATTATCACTACTACAAAAGAGGCGTAACAACAGAAGTTGCAAGAAGATCTAGACAGTTTAAGATTGAAGTGGATGGTGTTGAAGTTGGTAGAACATCAGAAATCTTTCCACAGTTTCATACAACTCAGATGTTCATTCAGGTGCCTATCAGCAAAGGTAATCACGAGTTCGCTGTATATTGTAAAGTACCTGCTAGAAAACCCGGTAATGATGCCAATCAGGTGGCACTACAATATTTTGGTGGACAACTATCAGTTCACAACAGGAGAAGATAAATGGGCAGAGTAAAACTAGTAAACTTTTATCCAGAT